TTGTTGTGACTGGCATCTAAATAATGAAACTCTTTAAATAGCTTCCATTCGCTTTGCTGTGCTTTTCTAATATCGACTTTGATTTCTGGTCGCCGAAGTGACCTCCGATAAAATTGTTTCTCATTGGCATCATACACCCAATCAGGCTCAAGCCATTGCTCAATGTCGTAATGGCAAGACACAGCTATAAACTGCTTCTTTTCCCGCCTTATAAACTTTTGGATTGCTGCGCTGCCGATTTGCGCTACTTGTCTATCCACCACCGAGGTAAATTCGTCATAAATTACTGGCTTATCACACTCCAGGATTAATCTAGCCAGCTCAGCCCGCATTCTTTGACCGTTAGACAACACGCTGAACGGCTTTAACCAATCTGGCGGTGACGAAAACCCGACTTTGTTTAATGAATCGGTTATGTCAATCGCTGATAAATTGCTCGCAAAATCATCAATTATTGTTTTATCAGACCACTCAAAGCCTTCAAACAATTCAAAATCCTTAAACACTCTTTTTGCTATAGTTGTCTTGCCTGACCCCGAGGCGCCAACGATCAACCCTATATTCCATTCAAAATCTTCTATTGGGATGTTTACGTCAAATTCTTTTTTCACCACTGACGCATCATAGTCAAATTGACCTTTCACCTTCTCAACTCTGAATGATGATGGGATTTTTGTTTGAACTACAAACTTTGCACTTGGCATTCATATCCCTTTTCTATCAATTCATTGTAAACCCGCTCTTGATGCGCTTCGTTTTCGCAATTGACTATGATGTTGAATACTTGTGAATAACTTTCTTCTTTCAATTCTGGATTGTCTTCCTGTAACGGATCAAACAAGCCGCTTAACTCTTGCTCATCAAACCCCAAAATATCCAAATCAAAGTCCATTGAACCAAGCAATTCAATTTCCAGCTTCAAAACATCCAAGTCCCAGCCAGCATTCAAGGCCAGTTTATTGTCTGCAATGACGTAAGCTTTGCGCTGCGCTTCTGTTAAGCCTTCCAACAGGATAGTAGGCACTAACTTAATGCCAAGTTCTTGTGCTGCTTGAAGCCGCCCATGCCCTGCAATAATGCCGTTGTGCTCATCGATCAGCATCGGATTGGTAAAACCAAACTCAGTCATGCTGCGCTTGATTTGTTCCACTTGTTCTTTGCTGTGTGTGCGAGAATTGTTCTCGTATGGAACAAGGTCGCTTGCTGATATGTAGTCAATCTTTAAGTCTGCCATCATCCCCTCTCGTGGAATGGTTTTACATTATTGGGCCTGTCGTTATGACCAAATCCGTTTCATCCAACCCTGCCAGATAGCTGTCAAACTTCCCCATTGCTTTGCGACTGCTACCCACCCCATTAAGATCAGGGTAAAGGCTAATCCCACAACCAATGCAGCCCACGACATCAGCAGCAGTATTAGCAACGTGGAACAAGATATGAGTCCGATCAGGAACGTCTTGAACCTGCCATGTGTCTGGCCCAAACCTTGGGGAATTTGTGCGTCTGACTTTGTACTGCCCTGTTGGGATACAAGACTTAAATGGGACGTTGTTGAGCCAGGGGCGTTCGATTGTCCAGAGTTCAAGGTCGTCAATTTTTAGCCTTCCCAGCGTCCTGTCGTCAAACAATGCAAAGCGTGTGATCTCTATCATCTTGCATAGCCAATAAAGTACCGAATAATTTTAGCACAAACGATGCAAAATAAATCATCTATTTATGCAAAAAAAACTTTGCAATTCTTAGATAGTTTGCTATATTGAATACAACACAAACAGCAAGGGCAACAAAATGGAATACCAAGAAATCAAAGACACATTCGCAAGAGCCGAGTTAGCTAATACAAATCAAATTTTGGCAATGTTGATGAGGGCTTTGCAAGAAGGCGACGAAACAATGACCAAAGTTATGACTGACATGGCAAATGAAACCATAGCTAAAAATGAAAAATTCTTAAACTCTTAATAACCAGCAAGGAGATACACATGGCAACACGAGCAACTTATAAATTTATCAGTGAATGGTCAGGCACCCATACGGTTTACATCCACCACGATGGATACCCTGAAGGTGCCGCTCAGTATTTCACCAAAGAAAACGGTGCTCCAATCGTTAAGGTTGAGACATTTTTACGACGCAATGAAAAAGCCGAATTAACTCAGTCTCATGAGATCCACGGTGATTCAGAATTTAGGTACACCGTCAAAGGCGGTCACTTGTTGGCTCAAAAGCGCGTTAATTTTACTGATAAATTTGACGCTTTTTGGGATGGCAGCGTTGCTGATTTTGTCCAAGAATATCGTTTATCAAGGAGCGCGTAATGACGAAACTTGAATTGTCTGATAACTTCGAGGCTCTGGTGCTTGCACTGGAGCTTGCCATCACCGCTACTGACGAGTCAATGTCAAAAAAATTATCCGACATGGCCGAACAATTGGCTGGATATATGCAAGTCTCAGAAGTTGAGCTTGCCACGCAAATCGCCCTTTCCAATGTAATGGAGGAGTGGCAATGAACCGCCTTACCAAAATTTGCATCGCCCTGGCAGTAGTCGCGGCTGTGCTTTGGATCTCGTCAATGGACTATGCCCACGAGGTCAGCATGTCCAAAGAATATCAATACAACGTCTGCCTCGGGTATTGGCCCGATTACGACAACTTAAAACCAAACTGCGAGGGTATTCGATGAATACAGACGAAGCGATGCGGGTTCTATGGATGACAATATCACGTTATGCAAAAGATTGTCTTTCCGATGATTCTAAAGAATTAGAAGATCTACAACAGGCTTGGACAATAGTTTCAGAAAAAATGAGGGCATCCGAATGAAACGAGGGAGGCCGAAAGCAACTGGGCCTTATAAGACTCACGCTGAGTTAGTGGCAGGAGTGTTAGAGCGGCACAATCAAGGCAAAAGTATGCGAGGCATTGCCCGTATCCTAAACCTAAGCGAGCCAACCATTACAAAAATTATCAGAGAAAACCGATCAGCATAAAAGTCCCCTTTTAAATAGACCATTTAAATAGGGACAATTGTTTCACGTGGAACACAATGATAACGAGGAGAAACAAATGCCTAAAACATTAGCGGGGAAGTGTAGAGAATTTGCACTGGCCTACGATATAAGCATCGTGGCTTATTATCATCAAGAGGAAGATAACCCTTATCGACATTTCGAAAAGTTTAAAATCGCGCAAGTTGATTTAATTTTTCATTGCAAAGACCCATTAAGGGAGGAGCAAGAATGGAACGAATTTCACAAAGACGCCATCGATCTTTATTACCAAATTATTGCTCTATATAAAAAAATGAGTGACGGGCGGGAAGTTGAAGTCTATTTTTCTTTAAAAGAATCTGTAGGATAAAAAACAGGAGAGAAACAAATGAGCATGAAACCAACCCGAACCGACCTGCTAACCGCATGGATGACGCTAGTTAAAGTGCGCGAGACTTACTGCCATCCAGAGGTGGATCAGTATGAGCAAACCGTTTTGATTGACGTGCTGAAGATGTTGGATAAGTTGCAAGAAATGGAGGGCAAAAAGTGATCAAGAAACAACTTGATAAACTGATGGCGCCACGATTCACGGGCGGGGCGATGATCGTGGCCTTTTTGCTAGGCTATGTAATCGGAGCAATCCTGCTATAACCTACCAAGACGGTTTCTTTGGCTTATCATTTGAAGCCGTCTTTTTCTCCAACTCTTGCTCTATCAAAATCTGAGTGTAATGCACCACTTTCCGCAAGTCATCAACGCCGCCCTTAGCGCGCCATCGGCTGATATACTTCACAACATTTGCCTCACACCATCCCATGTCGTTCGCTAATATGTATTCCGTTGGCTGAATCATCATCAACTTATAATGGTTGCCGCCTATCTGCTCGTCAAATGCGCTCACTTAATCCTCTCCACGTTTACCTTTAATCTGCCTTCTTCCCCGTAGTCTTTGTGAAGAATCACGCAGGTCATACTTCGAGAACTGGCATAACCAGATCCAGCGTGCCACGCATCTGCGGGTGCTAGGATGTTCCAAGACTCGAACAACGCGCCGCCATATTCCTCTTGGTTCTTGTGGTGGATGTGACCCGTCCATACGAAAGTGTGCTCCGCTTCGCCCCATTCTTTCCTGAGATTTGACACAATTGACCCGTGAAGATTGGACATTTTAATCCGATCACCGTGATGGGTCACTACCAGATTCTTGCCCCACTGCCACCATATAAACTTAGACGCGTTATCGAAAACGTGAACACGCGGATCGTCCTCAAAGTACAGTCTCATAACCTCATTCAACCACAACGCAGCATCTGGGTCATGATTACCACGGACATTCACAAGCCAGACTTCGGCATGTTTCTCAAGCATACGCAAAACGGTACGCTTTATGACATTACTTGCCGCCCTGATGGTTTTTGAGTACCGCCCATCGCTGTCAAGTAGGTTTTTGCTGTTAGGCGTTGAGCTGGTGGAATCGTTGACGTGCATAAAGTCGCCAAGGTTTACCAATACCCCGACCTTGCCCGCTGGCGCTACACTGACCAGACGATCAATTGCGCTCTCTAACAGTCGTTGCGAAATCTTAACGTCATAGTCCTCGCCCATCGTCTCAGTGTGGTGAGCAAGCATCCCAAGATGGTGATCGCCAATAATGTAGCTAACCATATAATCGTCATCAATGCTTTTGGGCGCGTCAACGGAAGTGTGTATTCCTGTGACCTCATCTTTGAACCCCTCCACGAATTGAGCAATTAATTCTTCCAGCTTCTGCCGTTCTGGCTCTTGGATATGCCATTGGAGGACAATCTCGTTGTCCATGTTGTAGGCGGTGCTGATGCGCTTAGTGGTAAATCCTGGCGCTGTCTGCCGATTGACATTCTGGGCTGGCGCTACGCCTTGAAGCGCTGCTCGTCTATGAACAACCGCAAGCGCTTTATTAATTCTTCTGGGATTTTTGCCTAACTCTTTAGCAATCTCAGTCTGATTCATTCCGCCCAAAATCATTTCGATTATCTGACGTTGGTAGTCCGTATTGCAGAAATCCAAATGCTCGGGTCTTGTTATGTATTTAATACTCATCGTGCCACGCCATGTTGTAAAACGTGTGGGCCGCTATTTGAAGTCTGCCAGTAATCGATGCTATGCAATCGGGTTCGGTTGAAAAGGTGCCAGGCATGTCTAAGTCGTAGCCGTCATGCTTCTCTGTGACGATAACCGCACCCATCAATTCGCCAGCCTCACACTCAGCAAGCAAGCGCTCCAATACAATTCTTATCTCCTCAGCATGAGGGTCTAAGACTGTGATTGTGCCCATTGCTTATTCAAATTTTGATAGTGAGTCAGCATTGATTTTAATTCCTCAACGGTATATTTCTTTGGTTCATGCGGCCCCTCTAACCACTCAACTCGCTCTAACCCTATCTTTTTTATCAAGTTTGACCGATATTCTGCAAGATTACCACTCTTGTAATTATTGCAAACTGAGCACTGTTTGTGGCAATTGTCTTCGTTGTACCTTAGCGCTGCGGAATGACCACCGACGCTCATATAGTGACCCGCGTGATATTGCCCTGAGTGATGCCGTTGGCAACTGATACAAGCGTTAGCAAAGTCTCGGTTGCGAATGAACTTGTTGAACTCAACTTGAACTCGTTTTAACCAATGCTGCTTGTCGTTGTCTCTTGCTTTTTTCTTTTCTAGCCGCGCAGCTTTCTTGTGCAGCTTAGATGATTCTTGCCGACCAAAGTCAACCAAGCACTCGGTGTTGTTGCAGGTTTTTTGGAAGCTGCTGAACTGAGGCGTGAACGGTTGCAATCATATCTTGCATTTCTTAGCCATGCTACTCCATTGCGGTTAGGTGAATGCCTAATTCTCGCAAGTGCTGGGCGGTTTTGTCCAAGAATTCTGAGTGCTGCTTTACGGTCATTGCGCTGGTCACTGGGAAGTCAAACGGCTCGACCATCAATTCCAGCTTTTGCTCGTATGCCATTGGCCTAATGATGCGCTGATATTTCTCTCGGTATTCCAGCGAGTCCCGTTGTAGGATCCGAACCCCAAAGTGGAGCTTACAATAAGCGCGATATTCCCATGCCTTCATGTCTCCCTGTTCTTCTGCGTCCCGCCACCATTGCCACATCATGCGATTCTGCTGTAGCGTTCTGTCCTTTTTCGCTTTCTTAATCTGAACGTCAACTGGGTATTCCAAATCAATCTCGGACAGCATTTTAAACAGCCGATCTCGGTCTTCATTGCTAGACATTGTGATATGGAGACAATCGGTGCTGAGTCGTTCTTTATTGAGCACCTGCATTAGTTCAACACCTTGACGCGGTTTAAACTTAGTTTATACCGTCGGTATTCTTCGCGGGTTGGCTGATAGCCTTTGTCCAATTCGCTTTGGTAGATCTCAATAAAGTAAGCATCTTCCATAGCAATCTCGCGGGTTGCTTTGTTGATGTGCTTTCTGTTGTCTGGCTTTAACGGATCCGTAAACAATGCGCCAATCGGCAAGCCTAACGCCTCGACCACTTCCAGCCCCGTCGCGTTACAGTTAAAGCAATGGATAAGCACCTTGCCGTCTTTTTCCGTGATGCCAAGGTTTTGGTTACTGCCCTGATGAACTGGGCATCTTGAATAATACTGAGTCCCTTGCTGTTTGACCTTATCCAGCCTGTTTAAGATTTCTTCGATCACTGTTTGCTCCCTTGATTTGTAGGTATTTAATAAAACCGCCGACCTCTGGCAGTTGCTCTTGCTGGTATTCTGGTTTGATTTTATTGGGCCAGACCCCAAACTTAGCGCGGTAAGCCCAACTTGACCAACCTTGCTTGTAGCCTTTTTTCCTCGCGTGCTGCTGTAAATCGCCAAGCCAGCGTGATTTCTGATCCATCGTATAACTGCGGTTTGTCTTCTTGATCTCTTTCAGGATTTGGTTGTCAGACTTTATCAACTGCGCCCTTGGCACCTCATACCCGCACTCACACCTTGGGATTATCATTACCTGATAACATTCGGGACAGTCTTGGGTCTTGGGTTCCTGCTTTTCTTTAGTTTGGTTTCTCTCGCGGTATTCTTTCTGACCCTTGTGCAATTCTTCGGGACAAATGTCTTCAGCAAATCCGTGTCTCGATACGTTCCCAGCATGGTCTAAAATAATCGCATGGGGCTTATCCTCGTGCAACCTTAGAACCCGACCTACCCGTTGGCAGTAGACCGATATTGATTTGGTTGGGAATGCGTCAATCATGCACCGAACCGATGGCGCATCGTATCCAGTATTGAGCAAGCGGCTACAGCTGAGGATTTTAAACTTGCCCTCATCGTGCTCTCGGTAAAGTATCTGCCGCTCCTCGTCGTCCATATATCCATCGATATGTTCGGCTGGTATACCCGCAGCGTTAAACATCCTGACCATCGTTTTGCTGTGGTTGATTGACGGGCTAAAGGCTATTGTTTGTGAGTTCTCGCCATACTTGCGCCAGTTCTCGATGATGTCCCCGACCAGCTGCATATCTTCCTCAATCCGTTTGGATAATTCCGTTGGGTCGAAGTCGGTGCCGCCTGTCTGTATGCGCTTGGTCTTTATGCCCTTGACGTTAGGCTGACGACCGCCGTAATACTTGGCTGGCGCAAGGTAACCTTGATCCATTAACTCGTTTGAGGTGATCGGCACAATCAAGTCGCTGTAATGCTCACCCAATCCCTTAGCGTATGGCGTAGCGCTCAATCCAATAAACGGCACCGCGCTGTAAGATGCCATCATGCTTGTTAGCGTCTTGTAATGGACATGGGCCTCGTCAACGATTATCAGGTTAGCCATCGGCCATTGTCTGCGTCTGGCTAAAGTTTGAATTGATGCGATCTGGATCTTGGCGTGCCACTTCGCCCTCGGATGATTCCAGCCTTGGATGACTCCCGCCTCAACGCCATGCTTGTCGAACTCATCAATCGCTTGCTGCACCAGTTTTATGCGGTCGCAAATGAATAAGCCCGTAAGACCTTTCTTTGCTGCGCTGGCTAACATCTCAACGGCTACCCTCGTCTTGCCAAATGAGCATGGTGCCGCCAACATGATTCGTTTGTGTCCTTGCTTGATTGATTCCCTGCATAGCTGTATCGCTTTGCTT